ATCTATCCGCTGGATTGAGAACAAGATGAATGCCTACCTAAACAAGATTCTCAAAACTGATGGAGTTGACTATGTTATTGCTTCTGATACTGATTCAATCTACCTTAATCTGGGTCCTCTGGTTGAGACTGTATACGAAGGAAGAGAGAAAGATGATGAGAGCATCGTGGGGTTCCTTGACAAGGTGTGTCAAATGGAACTTGAAAAATATATTGAAGATTCTTATTCGACCCTTGCGAGATATGTAAATGCATATGAGCAGAAGATGATGATGAAGCGAGAGAACATCGCTTCTAGTGGAATCTGGACTGCCAAAAAACGTTATATCCTAAACGTCTGGGATAGTGAGGGTGTTCGCTATAAAGAACCCAAGCTCAAGATGATGGGAATCGAAGCAGTAAAGTCTTCAACACCTGCTCCTTGCCGTCAGGCAATTAAGGAAGCCCTGACAATTATTATGTCGAAAACTGAAGATGACTTGATTGAATTCATAGATAACTTTAGGGATGAATTCAACTCATTACCACCCGAAGATATCGCATTTCCGAGGTCTGTAAATGGGCTCAGTAAGTTCAAATCGCACGGAACAGTGTATACAAAGGGAACCCCTATACATGTTCGTGGCACGCTGCTATACAATTTTTATGTTGCTCAAAAAAACCTAGAGTATAAGTATCCATTAATTCAGGAAGGTGAAAAGATTAAGTTTCTTTATCTTCGCCGCCCAAATAAAATTAATGAAAATGTTATCTCTTTTCTCAATACGTTCCCCACAGAACTTGAGCTGGAGAATAGCATAGATCGTGATGCTCAATTCCAAAAAGCATTTGTCGATCCTTTACAAATCATCCTAGACGTGATAGGATGGAAGACGGAAAAAGTAACTAACCTTGAATTTTTATTCTCATGAATTTTTTGCAAGAAGTAGTCAAAGATATCGGTAATGAATATGCGGGACTCATTAGCGAAGGAGGTATCGGTGACATCGAATCGTTTATTGATAGCGGTTCTTATATTTTTAACGCTCTGGTTAGCGGCTCTATCTTCGGTGGTGTACCATCAAACAAGATCACAGCCATCGCGGGTGAGTCGTCTACTGGTAAAACCTTTTTCTGCCTCGGGGTGGTACAGCACTACCTGGCGGCGAACCCTGACGCTGGAGTAGTTTATTTTGAATCTGAATCTGCCATCAGCAAAGAGATGATTCTCTCGCGTGGTATTGATGGAGATCGAATGATTCTGGTTCCTGTTACTACAGTGCAGGAGTTTCGTACACAAGCTATCAAGATCCTAGATAAGTATCTTGAGCAAAAGAAAGAAGATCGCAAACCCATGATGTTTGTACTTGATAGTCTTGGTATGCTTTCCACTAGTAAAGAGATGGAAGACTCTGCTGCTGGAAAAGATACCAGAGATATGACCCGTGCTCAAGTGGTAAAAGCAATCTTTAGGATCCTTACTCTCAAGCTTGGTAAAGCGGGAGTTCCTATGCTGGTAACTAACCACACCTATGATGTTGTTGGTGCTTATGTTCCCACCAAAGAAATGGGTGGTGGAAGTGGTCTGAAGTATGCAGCTAGCACTATCATCTATCTCAGCAAGTCAAAGGAGAAAGATGGTAAAGAAGTCATCGGTAATATCATTAAGGCAACTACTGCAAAGTCTCGTCTGACGAAAGAGAATGCAAAGGTAGAAACAAGGTTGTACTATGATGCAAGGGGACTGGATCGCTATTACGGACTACTGGAATTGGGTGAGAAGTACGGAGTATTCGAACGCAAAGGCAATAGGGTCGTTGTTGGGGAATCTTCCGTTTATCCTTCTGCTATTCTTGCTGATCCCGAAAAATACTTCACCGAAGAAGTGATGGAGAAGCTTGATTGGGCAGCAGGGCAAGAGTTTAAATATGGAACTGAATCATGAAGTCTGATTTGTTTTCTGCACCATTTAGAAAGTATCACATAGATCTAACTGAAGAAGTAAAGCAAAACATTTTAGGGTTCTATCAGTCCAATAAATTTCAAGTTCCCTCTCCATTCATTTACTACGATGATTACATCCAAGAACTTCTTGGAATCTATGTGGAGACTCTGGATGAATTCCGAGATGAGGTCTATCCAATCGGATCTATCACCATCACATCTGCCGCCCTGGTTGTGCTAAAATCAGGAGAGTCTCTTCCTAGGGACACCTACCTTCCAGGGCACTACAGTGCTGTACACTATTTGAAGTATGACGAATCCAAACATCATGCAGATGTCTACTACCATCCAGCTTATAATGTGCTAAACTGTGTGAAACCAGAAACCATTACAAATGAGTTTGATTCTGTAAAGGGACTGTGGGTGAAGGAAGGAGATCTTGTAATCTATCCTTCCTACGTGGATACATCTTCTCCAATCAATACGTCTAAGGAGGAGAGATTTACTTTGATGTTTACTTTTGTGGTTACGCATGATGAGTACAGTAGAGAATCTGGTATTAAAGAATCTTCTGAATGATGAGGAGTATTTAAGAAAGACTCTACCATTTGTCAAGCCAGAATATTTTTCAAGCATGGAGGATAGATCTATCTTCCAGATGATCTTTGATTATTTTTCCAAGTACAACTCCATTCCATCTAAGGAAGCTATGGAGATTGAAGCTGGACACCTTGATAATATTTCTGACGATCAGCACAAAAAGATTGTTGAGTATATACAAGGTATTGATGATGAGAAATCGGAACTTGAATGGGCGCTCGACACCACGGAGAAGTGGTGTAAAGAGAGGGCAATTTACCTTGCGCTCATGGAGTCTATCCGAATTGCAGATGGCAAGGATGATAACAAGACTCCCGATGCTATTCCTAGTATTCTTAGTGACGCGCTGGGAGTATCTTTCGATAATCATATTGGTCATGACTACATCGAAGATTATAGTGAACGCTATGAAAGCTACCACAGGGTAGAGAGTAAGATCCCCTTTGATATTGAGATGCTAAACAAGATCACAAAGGGAGGTATTCCAAACAAGACTCTTAATATCGCTCTTGCTGGTACAGGTGTAGGTAAATCTCTGTTCATGTGTCACATGGCAGCTGCAACTCTTCTGCAAAATAAGAACGTTCTTTATGTTACCTTGGAGATGTCTGAAGAGAAGATTGCAGAACGTATTGATGCCAACCTTCTAAACGTTAACATTCAAGAACTGGCACAATTGCCTAAGATGATGTTTGAAAACAAGGTAAATAGTCTTGCTAAGAAAACTCAAGGTAAGTTAATTGTTAAAGAGTATCCTACTGCATCAGCACACGTTGGTCATTTCCGTGCTCTTCTTAATGATCTTGCTCTCAAGAAAGATTTCCGACCAGATATTATCTTTATTGATTACCTTAATATTTGCTCTTCCCAGCGTTTTAAGGGTTCTCTGGTCAACTCCTACACATTTGTCAAAGCTATCGCAGAAGAACTTAGAGGACTCGCCGTGGAGTTCAACGTTCCCATCGTATCAGCCACCCAAACTACTCGCTCTGGTTATGGTAGCTCTGATGTTGAACTTACTGATACTTCTGAATCCTTTGGGCTTCCTGCTACTGCCGATCTTATGTTTGCTCTTATTAGTACGGAAGACCTGGAACAGGTTGGACAGATTATGATCAAACAATTGAAGAATAGATATAACGATCCCACCATTAACAAAAGGTTTGTCGTAGGTATTGACAGAGCGAAGATGAGGCTGTATGATTGTGAACAGTCAGCACAAAAAAACCTTGTTGATTCTGGGCAAGACTTTGATGAAGAGATCAACCCCAGTGATATTTTACAAAAATTTTCAGGATTTAAAGTATGAGCATCGATTTCAAGCGTTATGAACATTTTGTAGATGAAGTCACCAGTGACGCTTCTAAAGATTTTGTTTACCTTGCTGATCGCCTTGTTGAGCTTGATGCTAAAGGTGCCAATATTGAACGACTGCTTACTGCTGGCGTTGGCATTAATGCTGAGGGCGGTGAGTTTCTTGAGATTGTTAAGAAGATGGTTTTCCAAGGTAAGCCTTGGAACGACGACAATCGAGAACATCTCATTATTGAGTTGGGTGATATTCTTTGGTACGTAGCACAAGCAACTCAAGCACTTGGAATTTCATTTGATGAAGTCTTAGAGCGTAATGTCAAGAAGCTTGAGAAGCGTTATCCTGGCGGGCAGTTTGATATTCACTATTCTGAAAACCGTGCTTCCGATGATCGATGAATAAGTTTATTATGTTTACCAAGGACTCTTGTGGTCCTTGTGGATTAGTTAAGCGATATCTTAATGCACTTAAAGATAATCGTACCAGTGTTATTGAAGAAGTTTATCTCGAAGACTTCAGTGATGTCCCTATTCCACAAGAGAATTTGGATCTTGCAAAGAAGTATGGTGTAACTGCCACTCCCGTTTTGATTGTTGTTGATGAGAATGCAGAACTTCTAGAAACTTACACTGGCGGCATGGGCATTACACAAAACATCCGCAAGTTGTTTGACAAGTATGGCGTATAATTTCCATACCTTTGCTCCCCTGGTAGTCTACGAAACAGACCTACCAGGGTTTTTGCCTGCCATTTATAAATCGTATGACGATCATAAGTTTGAGACTGATGGCGGTAAGATAACTGGTGAGCTAACTGGAAAGGTTTTAGTTCATCAAGATAAGAGATTGCATGATTTCTTCAAAGCGATTGGTAGGAAGACGAGAGAATATCTCAATCACTTTGATATGGATACTGATTCCTTTGAGGTTAATGTAACAAAAAGTTGGTTTGGTATTTGTGAACCTGGTCAATCCTTTCCGATGCACTATCACTCTTGTGCTCATATTAGCTTTGTATATTATGTGCAACCAACTGGAGATCCAATTGTATTTCACACAGAAAATCCTAACCAGTGGTTTGGTGCAGCATTCTCTTTCACTGGTCAGCAGAACGGGTTGAACACACGAGACTATGTGATTGAACCCAAAGCGGAACATCTATTAATATTCCCTGGTTCACTAGAGCACTACACTGTGCCAGTTGACAGACTGCACACTCGGATATCTCTAGCAGGAGACATCGTGCTAACCTTGAAAAAACATAAGGTTGGAAGTGAAGCAGGATTACTCTCCCCACGCTTTTGGAAACGATTCTAAATAGATGGGGAGATTTTTTTATATGGCAGCACTTTCTTGGTCTCAGTTTAAAAAGAGGCAACTCCAGAATCTACGCAGATTTCATGAGTACGTTGTTGATGGAGCTGGATTTGTTTTGGAAAAAGAAGTCAAGGTCTACGGCAAAAACATTCCTGCAGGAGATAGTGTAAAGCTTATTGGTCTCGCCTATAAAAGTCCTCGTACCCTAGCAAAAGGTACAAAAGCAGAAAGACTGTTGGGGTGTGACATTAAAGATTACAAATGCATTTACCCAGCAAATTACGGTAAAGATGTACGGAAGTTTATAAATCGATTCAATAATTATTTTAGATCGAAAACTGATCCTGGATTCGGTACAAAAATATTTGTTATCTCTGAAGACTATCAATTACATTCTATGGGAATTCTGTCGAAGACAACAGATTTTGGTGGAAGAGAAGTCTCCATGAATTCTAGAAATATGAAATGGGGACACCTTGAATCTATTGCTGCAGCAGAAAACCTCACTCTATTAAAACCAGGTAAAACAGTTGAAGCTGATTGGTTAGATAACTTTAATGAGTTGGTTGGTGCTGAGAGAGAAAAGAGAAGAAAGAACGGGGAGTCTATGCTCTTTGATCTTAAGGTTGGAAGTCTCATAATTCCAAATTGTGTTGGTGCCATGGGAGCACCTGGAGCTTCGTCTGATCCAAAAGCAGATATTGTATTCCTATACTACAAGAATAATACTGACTTGAGAATCACTGGATTTACTTCGTTGAAGGAAGGAAGCAAACCAAAAGATTTCCAACAGTGGGGTGGTTTATCTGGATATAGGAACAACCAAGAAGTTTTAGACTTTGTTAATGATCTAAAGACTAGATATCCAAATGGTGCTCCTCCTGGAACAAATATTGGAAGAGAGATAGATGATAATACTTTGAAGGTGGAAGCAGTTTATGGTCCTTTGTATAGAAGAGGGTCATACAATTCCGACTCAGTTCAGTTAATTATTCAGGGTCAACCAACTAGCCTTTCTGGTAACGATCAAAAGGTTTTGAAAGTTGAAGGAAGTATCCACACTGATAGTCAAAATGAAATGAACGAACTTCTTAGTGGTGAGGCAAGACCAGTGTTCATGGCACGTAAAGGAGATCGCTCTGACTTTGGAGTTCCTGGGACTAGAATCTTTATCTATCCTAAAGCTGGTCGTTCGGAGTGGGAGATGATCTGATGGCAAACGTAGTTCACCTTACTCACCTAGAACACCTTGAAGATGAAATGCTTAACTATGGCGTAGAAGGATGTCATGCCGCAGTTAGGTTCATGCGCGAACTCATCAAAATGATGGGAGAGAAAAAAGGATCTGGTTATATGCAGACAAAATGGGATGGATCTCCATCTATAGTCTGTGGATACGATCCAGAATCTAATGATTTTTTTGTGGCAAACAAATCTGCATTTAATGTAGGAACTCCAAAGATTGCATACAACGAACAAGAAATTGATATGTTGTATGGATCTGGTGGTCTTGGGCAAACCTTAAAGACATGCTTCAAGTATTTTCCCAGAATGAATATCAAAGGGATTGTTCAGGGTGATGTTCTTTTCACAGAAGACAAATTGAAGGTAGAGGTAATTGATAAAGAGAGGTATGTCACATTTAGGATGAACACTCTCACATATGCTGTTCCTTATGATCACCCTTTGGGTAGACAGATCATGCAAGCTAAGGTGGGTATTGTATTTCATACTCATTATGATGGTCAGTACATGGACCCATCTGCTTTGCAAGCAAGAGCTGGAGCAAATGTTCCGCAGACTAATGATCTACCAGAAGTTGTTCAGTTCTTTAATGATACTCCTTTAGTTGACACTGCAATTCCTCAATCTCAATTGAGAACATTCGAACAAAATGTGACGATCATTAATAGAATGTGTACCATCACCAAAGATTTTTTGAATGCTCTTGTCGCAAACATGGGAACAACTGGTGATAAAAAATATCATGTTGCTTCCTACGTCAAGCAATTTTTTAATGATGAAGTGAAGAAGCAGAGATCTATATCTGATCCAAGAAAAACTTTAAAGGCTTTGGGTGAGTTCTATCATACTAAAATGATGAAGGTTATAGATGGACTCAAATCCGATAAAGCAAAAACAGAAAAGAGAACCTTAATGTATGCTGGTTTGAAATATCTTGAGGATCATGAGAATGAGTTTCGCGCTATGCTTGCGCTATATAAAAAGATACAAGATAACAAACAAATTGTTATTGATGAGCTCAACCGAGTAGAAGGTTTAGGGGCAGTGAGATATTTTGTTAAGACTCCGAATGGTTATCAGGTAACTAATCCTGAAGGATATGTACTTCACCTTGATGGGGACATGATTAAGTTGGTGAATCGTTTGGAATTTTCTTATAACAATTTCACGGTAGAGAAGGACTGGAAGTAAATGGAAATAGTAGATTATAAATGCGTCTACTTTACCTTTGGTAGATTTCAACCACCAACTATAGGACACGAAGAAAACTTTAGAGCAGTCAGATCAAAAGCTGGAGGATGTGACTGGTACATTTATTTGTCTCAGAGTGTAGATAGTAAGGGGCAAAATCCATTACCTCCAGATCGTAAATTATTTTACGCTAAGAAGATGTTTCCTTGGGCTACAAACAATCTTCGCAGTGGACCCAAAGATCCAGTATCAATCTTGCAAGAGCTGCAGACACAAGGATATGATGATGCTGTTATGGTAGTTGGATCTGATCGAGTTCCTGCTATGCAGTGGATTAAAAAGTATAATGGTAAGGACTTCTTTTTTAGGAAACTTGAAGTGATCTCTTCTGGTGAAAGAGATGCTGATGGAGATACATTTGCAATATCTGGAACCAAGATGCGGAGAGCAGCTCTTGCTGGAGATCTGGCAACGTTTAGATCTGGTATTCCAAAGGCTTTGAGTGATTCAGATGCGCGGAAATTGATGGAAGAGATTAGGTCTAATATGTCATGAGTTATAAATAAAGTATGATCCTCAAACATTATTGATGAATAGTTTTAGCGAGTTCCATAAGAAAGCACAGGTTGCGGAAACAAACATCAACCGTAACAAGTTTTATCGTAATGAAATTTATAAAGTAGGTGAGTGGATTCTTACGGAAAGTGGAAAGGTTGGAAAGATCATCCGCCGTGGACCAAATTATGTTCTCTGTTTGACTACTGAGGAAACAACTTTTAGGACATGGATTACCGATATCAAAGAAGCATTTGAAATCGGCACTGATGCTTACCGAGAGTATCTCCAGTCTTTGACTCCTGGAGAAAAGAAGCAACCCTTCTCTAAAATTAAAGTAAAACAAGTCATTCCCCCAGACCCCAAAAAAGATAAGATGGAAAACAACGAGTACGTATTAGCTGGAGTCGCCGCACTTTCTGGCAAAGTAAAATATCAAGGTCCCCTGGATCGTGTGGATGAGACCTGGCGTTATGATAACTCTGCCAAGATGGCAAACAAAGACGTTAAAGGTCTTGGTGCATCTGGAGTCGGAGGCGGTGATGCCCCTGGCATGAAGATGGCAGAACCAGCTGGAACACAGGGTAAGCCAAAGGTTAAGAAACCTAAGCACTCTTGCGCTACTAAAGTTGAGCACTCTGAGTGGGGAGAGGGTAACTGCATCAAGGAGATGCATACACTCGATGAGCAAGGTAACATCACTCACTATGATGTTATGTTTGAGCATGGTCTTGAGCATAATGTCTCTGTTGCTTCACTTAATATTCTCGTTAGCGAAATGCATGAGCATGTCATCAACGATGAGAAGAATCAAGAAGTCCTCGAAGCAAAGAAAGCAAAGAAGCTTGATCCAGTTGGTAAAGAAGATGACGATGTAGATAATGATGGAGATTCTGATTCATCTGATTCGTACTTGAAGAACCGTCGCGCCGCTGTTTCCAAGGCGATGGGTAAGAAGATGAAGGAAGAGGTTGGAGAGATTGAAGAGAAGAAAGGTCTCTATGCAAATATCCACGCTAAGAGAGAGCGTGGCGAGCGTCCAGCTAGACCAGGTGAAGAGGATTATCCTGCAAAGGATGCCTTCAAGAAAGCAGCAAAGACTGCTAAGAAAGAAGAAGTAGAACTTGATGAGGTTGCTCCTCCTGGTGATAAAGCAGAGCGCACGGTGAAGCACATCAAAAAGTCATATTCAAAAGATGGAAACCTGACTGAGAAGGAAAAGTCCATCGCTTACGCTACTGCTTGGAAGCACGCTAACAAAACCAAGAAGGAAGAGGTAGAGGTTGAAGAGGGCATGAAAGCTGCTCGTGCTAACGTCGGTGCTTCTACCTGCTGGGATGGTTATGAAGCAAAAGGCACCAAGAAAAAAGGTGGTAAGGAAGTTCCTAACTGTGTTAAGAAAGAGCATACCTTCTCTGACTGGCGTAAGGAGATCGCTGAAAAAAAGTAGTCGGTCCCGTTGAGATCATGCCTGAGATCGAAGACCCAGAGGGACAGAAGCAAGGCGACAAAAAGATGCCAAAGGCACCTAAACAAAAAGTAGAAGCGGCTTGCAATCACACCAAAGAAGGTGTAGAATGTCCCGTACATGGAACTAAGGGTTGCCCAGAGCAAAGATAATATATGAGAAAAATTTGGCATGAGGATAGCATTCAAACGCTATCCTCTTTTCGTAATCTTCAAACATATTATCAAGACATTATCCCAGAAGTTTTAAGTTTCGTTGAAGACAATCAACGAATACTTGATGAATGGCGCTTGGATAAATGGGTTGATGATCGTAACCTTGGTAGAGTTAAGTTGTGGGATGGTGACTGGAGAGTTATTCCATTCCCAATTAACTGTGTGGGAACCACTGCAACTGATGAGGACTTTGAGCTCAGTGAGATGGTTACTTTCACAAAGCTATTCAATACCACAACAGAAAGATGTCAAGAGATTCTTCCTTTAATAAGACAAAGTTTTATTAAAACTTGTCCTCTTACCTTTAAATACTTACAGGAAGATATTGATAATAAACTTTTAAAGTCTGCAACTATTTCTCGTCTTTCTCCAGGAACAATTATTAATCCTCACTGTGGAGACATCGATTCACTCCGTATTCACTTTCCTGTCGTTACAGATCCTGGCGCATGGATTAAAGTCAGAGGAAGAAGAAGAGTATGGAATGTCGGTGAGGTTTTTGCATTCAAAGATCATGACAAGCACTGGGTTAAGCATGAGGGAAGTCATGACAGGATTATTGTCATTCTCGATTATAGTATTGAACAGTTAACAAAACATGGCATAGCTCTTCTAGAAGAGGATCCAGATGCTATATAAACTGTAGAGTTTGGATTAAAACATGGGCGCAGTAGTATCGGTCGTAAAACCAATTATTATGCAACTTGCGACACACCCAGCTGTTAAGAATCTTGTGATTGATCTTTTAACTAAGTATGTAAAGACAACTGACAATAGTATTGACGACATGGTTCTTGTTACTGTTAAGCAACTTCTGTTTAAACCACAAGCCGAAGCATGATATTTGAGAGACAAATAAGGTCTCCCTTTTTATAAATAAAATATAGATATTCGTTAAACCTGGAGAAACCATGTCCTTATACGGAAGAACGGACAGCACCGAGAACCAGACTAAGGCTGGTCGTGGTGTTGTTTCAGACTCAAACACAAAAATAATTGTTTTCATCGATGACACTGAAGCTCAGCTTGAGGAGAACAAGTCTCGCGGTTTGACTTCTCCAGGTTGGTGGGCGTATGATACCTATACCGACATGCACGGTAACACCCGTCACAAAGCAGAACTGATGGTTGTAGTTGCTGGTCCTGAAGCTAACGCTGATGAGACTCTCGCTGATGACGCATACGCAGCAGACGTAGCATCGTCAGTAACTATTACTGTTCAACCTGCAAGTTCCACTTCTTCCTCTGGTGCTGGTTCATTCACCCTTACTACAACGACAACTGGAACTCCTGGAACTCTTGTTTATCAGTGGCAGCGTCAAACCGCAACTGGCAGTCGTTGGACCGATATCACTGCCTCTCTTGATAGCGGTATCACCTATGCTGGTTTCACAACAGCAACTCTCGCATATAGCGGTCTTGCAGGTGCTACCCTTAATGGTTACAAGTATCGCGTTAAAGTCACTTCTACTGGCGGTACAGAAGAAGTGATTTCTAATGGCGCTGCAACTCTGACCTTTGGAACCTGATAACTTGTAATGAGATTTGATGA